CAATATAGGCCAATCCCCGATATGCTGGGGTGCGCGCTGCGCCCATTTTTGCCTGGATCAGAGGATCGCGCGGCTGTTCTTCATTGCCAAGGTACACGCGGATATCGTTGCCAGAAATATCCAGCAGCTTGCCGTCGGCCCAGACGCGCCCGATCCCGGTGATCGGTCCCTCGCACAGCCCGACAGCGAAGCTGGCAGAGTAGAAATACTCGACCGTTGTGCTGCTCGCACGCGGACCAAAGAAGCCAAAGCGCCGTGGTCCTCGGATGGTGGTTGTGACATTCCGCTCCTCATAATCTGTCGCCCAGATGATGTTGCCCGCGACCCGCATGCGCCCAAACAAGCGCGTTATTCCGACGCCCTCCGCGCTGCTTGTGACGCGCACGGCATCCAGACGCGCGCCCTCAAATCGCTGGTTCTGGTTTCCAGCCACCAAGCCCGCATCGATCATGCTGCCAAGGCTTGAGCCGACGAAGCCACCAATCGTGGCCGCAGTAACGCCCAAGATCGAGCCGCCGATGCCGGTGCCGATGGCGCTGCCCACGGCACCCAAGACTAAAGTTGCCATTCAAGAAACCTTTCAGTCCGGAAACCGGAACACGAATGCAGCGCGACGCCACCAAGCAGGTGTCACACGTTCTTCAATCACACCCAGACGCGAATGCGCATGGACCATTGTATTTGCATCGACCAGGACGCCCGCATGCTTGGCGATTGCCCAAGTGCGCATGCGAAACAGCAGCAAGTCGCCTGGCAAAGCGTCGCCGTCGACAGCGTGCATGTGCGCTGCGATACCGTCGCGCAGCACCTCGCGCGCATTGCTTTCGCCCCAGTCCAGCGAATAGGCTGGTACATTGAACGCCTCGCGACCTACCACATCGCGCCAGACGCCGCGCACCAGCCCCAGACAGTCGCAGCCGACACCTTGCAGTGAGGCTTGATGATGAAACGGCGTGCCAATCCATGCGCGCGCCGATGCCACGACCTGCGCGGGATCAGCAGCTGGCATCACAAGACCCGCCCCGTGTTGCCGTTGCCCTGCGTGGCATAGCGCAGGACAGTGTCCGGGCCCGGAATATCGGGAAAGCCTCTGAAGTTCGTGGCGTTGGAAAACTTCGCAGCACAGGTCTCGATCCGCTTGTCGCAGCCCGCCGTGATGGTGAACGTGTCGCCCTCCGCGATCGTTCGAATAGGATCAGCCATCAAGGTGATGAACGCAGTCGTGCCATCGACATCGTGGCGCATGACTTCAGCCTTGCGGCCTTGATTAAATCCGCTGGTCCATTCGACCACGCCCGCAGCGAACCAGCGCACCTCATAGGCGCCCAGCGCGGTCGTGGTGAACACGCGGCCGCGAGGCACGGACGCGACTGCGCCGCTCCCACGGACAGCCGAGGACGCCAGATTGACGCGGCAGCGAGCATCGCCGAGCGCGGCGTCGCAGGTTGCCTGGTAGCTTCGCCCGACCTGCTGGTTGAGGACATGCGCCATGCTGCGCACCTCTGCTACGAAGGAGACCAGACCGCGTCTGATTTCCCCGATCGAGCCGCGTCGCATAAGCACGCGCTGTGCGGTGTCCTGCCAGTTGACGCGGAACACCTCAACCTCGGCATTGTCCCAGCGTCCGTCCAGAATGTCGGTCTCGGTGATCCTCTCCGACGACAGCACGCCTTCGGCATCTTGCGCATCGACCGACAGATCAGACCCTTGGCGCAGCTCTGACGGGATCAGCCCCGCTTCACTCTCAAAGTCGGTCCCGTCGAAAGTCAGAGTGCGGTCGTGATCTGTGAAGCCGAACGCCTGTCTGTCGGATCGCGTGATGCGCCAGCACCAGGCGAATGTGGTCGTGCCAGATGCAAAGTGCTCCTGCAGCTCGTTTGGGATGTTCTTCACTTTCGAGCCTCGATCTCATCCATGACAGCGAGCAGGCACTGGAAAGTCGCGCGCGCCTGCTGCGTTGCCTCCAGTCTGCTGCGAGCCGCTACAATCCATGCTTTCGAGGCAGCGGCATCAAGATAGGATGTGTGCAGCGACGGCAGGCCGCGCTTTGCCATTCGGGGGGCCAACACGCGGCCGCCAGAATGATGCGCGCCGTGCAGGACATAGGCTGCGCCGGTGCAATCCTGTCCGATCAGATCTTGCCCATAGCGCAGCGCTGCGCGGCTGGCGCGCGCTTTCGGCAGCACCGACAGATCGGCGCCCAATACCGCATCACGCGCCATATGAACCGGCAGCGCTGCATCCACGACAGAATGCAGAGCGCGCATCGCCCAGAGCCAATCGGCCCAGTGCTGCGGGGTGACCGCGCCGTTCACCATTGCCTGTCCCAGCGGGTGTTGCTCGCAGGCGTGGTGCAGGTCGCGGGTGGCGTCATAAAGGGTCATTGCGTCATCTCCGCAAGATATGCCGCCTCAAACAGCCCGGTGACATCAGCGTTTGTGGGGTCTTCCAGGGCCTCCAGTTGCGCGGCCACGGTGCGCTCGGCCCGAAAGCAGGCTTTGACATGCGCGCCGACCGCCTGTGCTAGGGCTGTCACATGGTCCGCGCTCAGGTCTGCCCAACCACTGTCGAGCTTGTAGGTGACGGGCTCAGTTATCAGGCCCATCTGCAGGGAATTGACCACTGCGGTGATCTGCGCCTGGCTTTCGCGGCTGGTCTGGATGCGCTGCCCGCCGGGCAAATCGAGGCCCGCCGTCTCAAAGCGCCAACGGTGATCAGCCAGCTTTGCAACTGGATCGCGCAGGCGCAGAGTTTCCAGCCATTCGCCCAAGGCAGTTTGATAGTTGGTGCGCAAACGGTGCAGCCGAGTTTGTTGCATCAAAGGGCTGGCATAGGTTTCAAGGTGCGCCATGCCCGTTGAAAGCGTCCCGCCTTCTGGCAAGACCCCGCTTTCGATTTTATCGCTGTCATGGGAGATCCAGTACGTTTTTCGGTCTGCGGTCAGATCATGGCTCATGCGGGGGTATCTCCGGTAAGTGTCCAGGCGACCCCTGCGATCAGCAGCGTTGCGGCTGAAAGCAGGCCGGTCCAGTTGGTGACATTCCAAGGGGCGGTGCCAGTGCCGGTCGCCTGCGGGGTGTCGGCGGGGTCGTAGAGGATCCAGTCGGGGCCGGTTTTGAGGAAATACCAGCCATCGGTGTTGAGATAGACGCCAGCGGCGGCGTAAAAGGGATAGGGACCATCGGCCTCGGGCGCCGTGGCATCTGCGACGCTGAGGCTGCGCGGTGAGGTCAGAAAGGCGCGGGCGGGCGGTGCGGATGCAAAGCGCGCACCCGGCCGGTAGGCCGTTGTGTTATACACGGACCCGAAGAAAGTCGGATTGGCACTGAGCGGCCCGCTGTTGTCAGCGGCTTTATTTGCCCAACCCGTCAACGTTCTGGAGTAGTTCTCCTGGCTCCATGGTGTGCTCACCAGAGCCATGAAGCCCGTCATATCGACACCGCCGGGACGAAGGCTCCAGCCGGAAAGGTCCTGGTCAAAAGCCTGCTCAAGTCGCAGGGCTTGATTGACGCTCTGACGCCCAAACATGAAGCGCATTGATGCGACATTCGAGACGTCCCAGCTGCCGATTGGCTGATTAAACAGCTTTGGCGAATTCAGCAGCAACTCTCCCGCTCCGCCGAACATGTTATCCATCGTCGTGACACTTGAGACGTCCCACCCGGTGATGTCCTGGTTGAACAGCATCGGGCCCAGTGGCCCAGCTGTCTGCGCCAGAAACATGGCGCGCATGTCGGTCACGCGGGCGACGTTCCAGCTGCCAATCGGCTGGTTGAACGAGCGGGCTGCACTGAACATGGCGCGCATGTTGGTCACGCGGGCGACGTCCCAGGTGTTGATCGACGCAGAGCCAGCGTTGTTGAACTCATACAGGTTGGCAAACATAGCCTCCATATTCGTCACGCTGGAGACATCCCAGTTCCCGATGTTCTGGTTGAAATGGCCTGTGGCATTAAGTCCGGGCGGTAAGTCGAACATGTTTGACATGTCTGTCACACGAGACACGTTCCAGTTTCCGATGGGCCTGTTGAACCCGGATGCACCAGAAAACATCAGCGCCATGTCGGTAACATTCCCCGTGTCCCAGCTGCCGATAGGTTGATTAAACAATATCCGCGAGCCATCGCGCGCACTTCCAAACATCCCCCTCATCGTTGTGACGCTGGACACGTTCCAGTTGTTGATGTTCGCAGAACCGCCGTTATTGAAGATCACTGAACCGCTTGTGCCCGCGTAAGACCTCTGGCCAAACATGAATGACATGTCCGTGACGCTTCGGACGTCCCAATCGCTTATGTCTTGATCAAACGTGGAGGCCAGACCATTGGTCATCGCCTCGCGTCCGAACGTTTCTGACATGTTTGTCACGCCAGAGACGTCCCAGTAACCGATAGGCTGGTTGAACCCGGCATTGTCAAAAAACATCCTCTGCAGGCTCGTGAGGCTGGTCCAGTTGCCCTTTGAGAAGGGGCTGTTCATCTGGGCAAAATAGAAGGCCTGAAAGACATCGGTGACTTGGCCGACATCCCAGTTGGCGCAATTGGGGCCAGTGCCGATGGATGAACGGAAGATCTGGCGCAGGGTGGTGATGTTGCGGGTGTCCATATCGCGCAGATCGGCGGTGCAGCCGCTTTCCCGAAACAGCTCCTCAAAGCTGGTGACGGTCTCGGGGATGTTCGGGGTGATGTACTCGAGCGCCATGGTGGTCTGGCGGAAGGCACCGCGCAGGGAGGTGAGGCCCATGGCAAAGCCGATGTTCTCGACGCGGATGAGCCCTGCCTGGTCGATGGGCTGGCTGGTGCCGTACCAGTCGAGACGACCGGTGATGGTGACGGTGACGCGCGGACCTGGACCGTCGGCATAGCTATGCGGCTTGATCCCGGCGGTGGTGAAGGGCTCGGTGCTGCCATCGCCCCAGTCGATGCTCACATCAAGCGGGTTGTTGATCGTCCCACCCCCGAGCGGGATATAGATCGTGCGCGCGGTGGCCAGCGCCAGATCATAGGTCAGGATCAGGGAGGCGGCGCCGAGAAAGAAGCTGCGCGGGGATGACCAGGCGGAATAGATCAATGGGGCTGAGGCATTGAGCCGCCCGCCATAGCGGCTGCGCCAGAGATAGTTGGCAGCGGGCTCCAGCGGTGGGATCGGGACGGTGGTGATCGCTCCGCCGGTGTGGGTCACGGTGGTCAGGGGGGCGTCGACGCCGGGCGTGGCATCTGGCGCATAAAACTCCGTCTGGGTCTCGCCGTAGCCATAGCCAAAGAGCGCCGCACTCTCAAAATCTGTCACCCGCACCGTGCCGGTGATGGCGTTCTCGCGGGTGATGGGTGTGGGGCGTGAGATCAATTCGGGAAAGGTCTGGGCGTAAGGCACAGAGAAGTTCGATTGCGCGCCGCTGGTGCCGGTATAGGCGGCGCGCCAGAGCACGCGGTCGCCGGGGCCAAAGCCGTCCTCGGGGAATTCCAGCTGATAGGTATTGCCAAAGCCTGACACGATGCGCGTCAGTGCGCCGTCAAAATCCGTCCCGTTGCTGGAAATCTCGAAGATGATGCCGGTCTGCTCAAGGCCCGCAGGCGAGCGGAACGTGGTCAGGCGCAGCTGGGTGCGCTCATCAACGCTGAAGGGAACCAGTGCCGAGGGGCGCAGGATCTCGTTGTCCTCGATGGGCACGATCCATTCGAGCCCGTTGGAATAGTAGAACTGGCCGTTCTCGCCCACCACCGCCGCCCCGAAATACTGCGCCGCATCCAGCGGGATCGGGACGGGATAGATCAGGGACTGGCCGACAAAGCGGCCACGGCCTGTGGCGTAGCGCAGGATGCTCATGGGCTGACACTTTCTTTTGGCGGGGCGGTGCGGGTTGGACAAAAGGTCATGCGACGGATCATCCAGCAGCTCATGTGATCACCGTAAAATCTTCGCGTTGATTGAGGATGAAGGAGAAATGCGCGATGGCGGCCTCGCTGGCCTCGACCTTCATCTGGAAACGCTCGCCGGTGCGCAGGACTTGGCGATCGAGCCCGATGGAGAGAACATCGCCTGCGGGAGCGAAGCCGCGGTCGAGCAAAAGCCAGGGCGTGTTGTTCAGCGCGAGGATCCGGATCGAGACACGCACGGCGGCCTCGGCGGTGGGGGTGATGAGCACGCCGGTCATGATGGCGGCGGTGCCGATGCTGCGGGCGGGGTTTGGACCCTCGGCTGGGATCAGATAGTCGGGCACGTCATAGATTGTCGTCCACTCGACGCCGATTTCTGCGCGGACCACCTCGAAGAGATTGAGGGGTGGACGCGGTGTGGTGATGGTGACCATGGGTTCAGGCTCCGAGACCGATGATGAGAGGAAGGGCGATGTTTTGCACACCGCGCGAGAAGGCCTGGCCTTCGATGGTGTTGCGCTCGAAATCCACCCGCAGGTCTTCGCCGAGATAGGTGTCGCCGACTTCGGTGGAGAAAGTGGCATAGATCCGGCCACCGCCGGTCTTCAGCAGGGTGCTGGCGGGATCGGGAGCGCGTCCGGTGCCGCGCTGGCTGAAGGGCAGTGCGTTGTAATTGACGCCTGAGCCTGCGTAGCTGAACTGCTGGCCGGTGGCCTCGATCACGGAGGCAAAGCCCACACGGTAATCTTGCGGGCGCGTGATGACATCCGAGATCAGCCCGATCAGGGCGGTGATCATCGCTTGGGCCGCGTTGTTGGTGATCCGGTCGACCAGCTCGAGGCGGACCTGCTCCCAAGTTGCGAGAAACAGCGGCACGAGGGCGACGGAAAAGACGTAATTGGCGTTCCAGTCGAAGAGCCCTTTGGCAAAGGACTGCGCGCCGCGATCCTGGCCTGAGCGCAGATCATTGATGAGGCTGCGCAGCAGGGTGCGGGTGTCGCGCTCGGTGAAGGCTTTGTCGCGGTCCGAGAGGCCATTGAAGCCTGCAAGGGTTGGATAGCGGGTGAACATCAGGGCGGTGATGATGGCCTCGGTCTGGGCGGTGAGGGTGTTTGCGGCAGCGGTGTACGTGGCCAGCACGCCGGTCCCGGCCAGCCCTTCAATTTGCACCGTGTTGCGAAACCCCGTCGCGGCGAGGGCATAGTCCCCAAAGGTGTTGTTGGAGTTGGCGACGGTGATCTGGCCGCCATCATGGGCCCAAAGGCCGACGCGGGCCCAGTTGGTGAAGACTGAGACCAGCTGGACAAATGCATTGCGGGTGACGGCATAGCCGACGCCATTGGGATTGATGGCGGTAAAGCTGTCGACCACGACCGAGCGCAGTGGTGAGGATGGGGCGAGGACCGAGCCGTCGGCCAGCAGGTTGCCCCCACCGCGCGGCATCAGCGGATTGCCTGCGGCTTTGTCGATCGGCAGGGCCATCTGGTCTTGGGTAAAGCTGTGCAGCTGCGAGCAATCGGCAATATAGGGCGATCGCGTGAGGAGCTCTCCGGGCTTGAAGACGAAGGCCCAGCCCTTTTGCGGCGGTCCACCCGCCAGGGTATAGGGCTCATGGCGCAGGTTTGAGAAGGTGAAGCCGCGGGCTTTGATGCCGTTGGACATCTGGAACATGTTGTTCACCTCCTGGCCCGGCGGCAGGCTGAGCTTGGTGACGCGTAGGTCGTAGCCGTAAAGGGCGCAATTGGCGGGGATCACAGTATCTGGCGGCACGGTGTATTCGCCGGGCTGCACAATCACGATGGCGGGCAACGCGAGGGCTGCGGCGCGCGCGAGGCCTTCGGCAATGGAGGCCAGGGGTGCGGTCAGCGAGGAGCCCTCGTTGAGGTCCTTGCCGTCCATGGTGACATAGAAGGTGCGCGCGACGGGCAGCGAGACAAAGGGCAGCCGCTCGAGGCTGCAGACCTCGACGTCGGTGGCGTGGTTTATCCCGAACGTGCGCACCCATGGGACCGCGTAGCGTGCGCCGATTGGGGCCACGACGCTGGACGGTCCATCGGCTTCTGCCACGACCGAGGTGCGGACCTCGCGCCGCCCATCCGCGACGGTGAAGTTGAGGATGGTCTCGATGGTGATGGTGGACAGTGGGGTCTTGTCGGCCGCCAGCCAGTCGATGCCGCAAGCAATGGCATCATCGGAGGGATCAGGGCTGTTTGTGGCACGCCGAAACACCGCGCGAAACGCGTATCGCTCCTCGGCCTCGATCGGCACTGGCGCGACGGCTGTGACCTGCTGGCTGGAATTGAGGCGGATGACTTTGCCGTCTGCGTTCTGCGTGACAAGCCCGCCGTCGATGTCGTAAAGCTGGGGCGTGTCGCCCGGGCGATGTTCAAGGGCGGTGTAGGTTTGCATGGGCGGGATCCTTAGCTGAGACGGAGTTCCACAAGCGGGATTGAGGTGATCGAGCCGAGGCGCTCGATGTCGAGGGTGACGTCCATTAGATCGCTGTCGAAGCGGACGGGGACGTCGAACTGGTAGCCAGCTGTGATGGAGACGTCGGAGTCCGGAGCTGCATCAAACGTGATGATCCCGGTGTCATTATCTATGCGCCAGCCATTGAA